CCGAGGCAGAAGGTGTTCCGTTCTGGTGGTCCAAGACGGGTATCCACACTCTTCAGTTCGATGAGGTAAGCAACAACCCTACGGAACAGAATATCAGCTTAACGACAATCCAGACCTTCTGGGATGACATTGGCTCTAACACTCGTTCCCTCGTTCAGGCTACCTACGACAGACTTAATAAGAAGATTTACTGGGCTTACCCTAACACTGACGAGCCTAACGATAACAAGCTCAACAACTTCTTGATCCTTGATATTCCCTTGGGTGCCTTCTACCCTTGGAAGGTTTCTGACCAAGCCTCCTCTACGTCTTACATCATGGGTCTTGCGACCTACTCTGGCTATGGTTCTGACAATACTGTCCTTGACGTTATCCTCCCTAATGGTGACGACGTAGTGCAGGGCGTAGATGACGTTGTGTCTACTCAGCTAACGGACTTCGCTACGGGTGATCCTGCTATCGTTCTGCTGATCCGTGATGGTGCCACTGGTAAACTTACCATGGGTTCCTTCTCTAGCAAAACTTTCCTTGATTGGGGAACTGCTAACTATCTGTCGTTTGCAGAAGCAGGGTATGACTTTATTGGTGATCTGATCCGCCAGAAGAACTCCCCCTACATCCTGACTTACATGCGTGTCACTGAGGAGGGCTGGGTTGCCTCAGGTTCAGGATATGAGCCTATTCGTCCCTCTGGCCTTCTTGTGTCTGCGTATTGGGACTTCAAGACTTCTCCCTCTAGCGAGTCTCAGCAGGCCTATCGGTATAAACAAACCCCTGTCGTTAACCCAAGCTCTCTCTCTAACTTTGGTTACCCTGATACAATTATCACAAGTCGCCTTAAGATCAGGGGTACTGGACGTTCAGTCAGACTTCGGTTTGAGAGTGAACAGGGTAAAGACTTTGTTCTCGTAGGCTACGGTGTAGTTAATGCAATCAACCAACGCTTCTAAGGATTTGATCGTCAAAGCTGACGGGTACGTTCTTAGATTTGAGTACAACGAAGAATACGTTATTGTTCACCTTCGTGACATCGACAAGTTCACTAAAAATGTCTTCCTTGATATGGTTATCCAACTGGAAGACTGGTCACAATTCTTGAGAGCAATGGGTCACACCCACCTTTGGGCAGCAGTTCCTCGGAACGACACAAAAATCAAAAGGCTTCTAGGTGGCCTTAAGTTTCAATTCGTAAGCCATACAGACGACCTTACGGTCTACAAATACGAGGTATAAGATGCCCCCAGCATTAGCAGTTATCGGCGCAGTAGCGGGAGTCGTAGGAGCAGGTGCTGCTATTGCCTCTGCCAACACTCAACGTAAGATGGCCAAGGAGCAACAGAAGCAACAGCAACTGGCTACTCGTCAGTCGCAGCGTCAGGCTATCCGAGAGGCACAGATTCGTCGTGCTCAAACTAGGGCTACTGGGCAGGCTATGGGTGTCGCAGGAGGCTCTGGTGTCTCTGGTGGTATCTCGTCTCTTGGTTCACAGCTTGGCAGTTCACTTGGTTTCTCTAGCCAGATGTCAGGCCTGTCTACAAATATCTCTAGCCTTGGGCAAAAGGCAAGCACCCTTGGGGCTATCTCGGGTCTTGGCTTTGATATCTTTGGAGCTAGAAACGACATCGCAGGTATGTTCAAAGGTAATGAGTAATGGTTAACTTTCTGGATACTGATAGCAAGAAGTTGTTTCTTGACGACACAACAGAAGACCTTGCTCCTGCTCTTCGCCCAGAAACCCTAGACAAAGACGCTCTGTCCGCTGAGATTGAGAACGTAGAGGTTCTTAAAACCCGTATTAAAGACAAGGCATCCGCTACCTATACGGCAAACCTTTCGAACCAGATCAATAGCAAAGAAGACCCTTCTGTCGTTGCTGCCAGCATGGCGGATGGTGAAGAGAAGTTGTTTGGTATCTACAGTGCTGACGACATATACGTAGAGGACAGCGTTATTGGGTCTAACCCCGGCTATAAAGCTGCTGACCATCGTTACTACCGTAACCTGCAAATCTTTTCAGAAGAGATTGAGAAGGCTGCTGCTGAGCAAGAAGACCGTTCTTGGGTTGGCTACGCTGTAGACTTCGTTGACCGAGAGGTTTTCCGTCAAGCAGTATTCGGTATGTGGGAAGACGCTACCAACCGTACTGCACGACAAGGAGCAGAGTTTGCAGAGGTTCTCTTCGATGAAGTGGACCCTACGAAGGCACGTGAGTTCATCCGTCAGAAAGTAGATGACATTCGTTCTGAGGGTATCCTCACGAGCGACAACTACTTTGCGTACAACCAGCTTATGCGTGAAGCCTATAGCTTTGGCTACAACCCTGACCTCGGGTGGGATCGGGCTTTTGCTGCTTTGGATATTGCGGGTGGCTTGGGTACGGCCATTAAGGTTGGTGGTAAGCTCTCCAAACTTTCCCGTGCAGCATCCTTGAAGTCTACGACAGTGGCTACTCGTGCAGGTTCCTTCGGTGGCGTAGACGCTGCTGATGAGGTTAGCCTTAACCTTCACATCAAAGAAACTGACCCTCTTAACACAGCTAACCGTCAGGCAGCAGCCGTAGACACTAATCCCGGTGTTGTACGTCCTTCGGCTGGCCAGTCTCTTATCCACGAGCGTAAGACCCAGATTACTGAACGTATCTCCCCTGCTATCCGTCAAGGTGCTGTCCCTGACGAAGCTCTTAAGGCTGATTGGGATGCCATCACTGCACGTGCCGCAGAAACCTTTGAGGCAAACACCAAGGCTACCGTTTACACGACAAAGATATTCGACATTGATACAACTATCGGCTCTGTCCGTAAAGGTGTCACTTTCAGTATTGGCAAAGGTAATGGTAAACCCTTTAGGGCCGTGGCTGAGGATGGCTCCTTCCGTCCCGAGAGTGGTGCCGTTAAGAAGGCTGAGAAGCTTGGTGGTACAGTTGTTCCCTTGAACTCGGACGATCTTAGCCAAGGTTTTGTCGTTGACGTGTCTGAGGCTCTTGACCCCCGTGCTCTTGGTGTTGAAGACCTAGACTTGAGTCTGGCGTCTAGTGGTTTCGGGAAAATCTACGACAAGATTATTGCTCCCTTGGATAACTCTGTTCTTGGTGGGGCTATGTCTCGTGGTGTCAGATGGGTCAATGAACTGGCCCTGCGATCTGAGAACGCTTCCAGATACCTTGTCAACGCTGGTGCAGACCAAGAGGATGCTATCGCAGCTATTGGCTTTGACAACATGATTACGTTGAATAGGCTCCTGAACGAACTGCAACTTGGTAAAGATTCCCTCGGTGATTTTAAATGGGACGACGCAAAGTTCAAGTCTAAGTGGTTCGCAGCTACTGGTCAACAGCCCACTGAAAAAATTATGAAGGCTTTCTACTCGGCAGAGTCTTTGTCGGATACTGCTTGGAACTTTGCTGCCGCTGACGCTGTCAAGGATGCAGTAGAGAAGGGCTTCAAGAACTCTATCGAAGTAGAGCCCGGTATCTTTATCCCTGCTCGTCGTAAACGTCTTGAACTTTTGAAGGACGACGACAAGATTGTTGACCTTCGGGATATCTCGGGGACTAAGACTAAGAAAGACCTCAAGGCACTCGGTAATGATCTGAGCGTCTGGGAACTATCTGAGGCTTGGAAGGACGTAGAATACTTCGCTATGCCTACAACAGCCCCTCGTCCCATCAGCCACATGGACGTGTACGGCTATGCAGCCTATGGTCGTCGCACTAACCCTGAGCTTCAATACTACACGTTCTACCTTGATGAAAAGAACAGGGTCAAGACTCTTCTCGGATCGAAGTCTAAGAAGGACGCTGACATCGCCCAGTCCCAGATTAGTTCTATTCAGAAAGCGTACAAGGAAGCCAAAACGACAAAAGAGATTGATGATGTAATCGCGGCCAATAATGACTGGAACCTCGACATCAACAACAAAGCGGATATGGACGCCTTCCTTATTGCTGGCCGTAAGAACAAAGATGGTTCGTCTGATCTGTCTGGCATTGATCGTTTCCTGAGCGGTAAACTGTCTAGCCGCTTCCGTGATGCACCCTACGAGAATACCTTTGACAAACTCTATAGTGGCGGCACTGTAGGGGATATGGTTACTCGTCGTCACTCTCGCTCGGATGATGTTCTGACGGAGTTCGGTGGAGCTAAGGCTTACAACCCTGATCCTATTGATTCTATCGTTAACAACTTCGGTTCTCAGGCTCACAAGTTTGCTTGGAACGCTTACACCTATAAGGCTACTCAAAGCTGGCTCGCTACTGCTAAGAACATGATGGACAAGAACATGAACGTCGTGTTTGAAATCCCTCGCTCTAGTAACCCTCGTGTTCAAATCTCTGGTGCTGTCGTTACTGGAACCAGTGAAGAAGCCTCCCGTATGCGGGAACTTCAAGGTATTATTAAACGACAGCTAGCTATGAAGACTGACTTCGAGAACCAAATCGACCAGTGGGGTGCTGAATACTCAGAGAAGATTTTTGATGCAACTGGCTTCAAACTTGATCTAAACAATCCTATCGATAAACTCAAGCAGTTTGGCTTTATCGCAGCCTTCACGTGGAACCCATCCCAACTGTTTGTTCAGTCTTGGGGTATGTCGTCTGCATTTGCTATCGCAGGTTTCAATGGTTTTGATGGTTCTGTCGGCCAGCTTCTTATCCGCAGTATGCTACGTAGTGGTATTGACCCTGCTACAGAAGCTGCATTCAAAGCAAGTTTGGCTAAAAAGTTAAAGCTTAACGACACCCAAATTGAAGAACTTATTCAACTATTCCAGCAGAGCCTGCCTAACGTCGTCACTAACGACATTATGGAAATCGGTACTGCGACTAGTTCTGGTCTTAGTGTCGAGGGTAAGACTGGACGTGCAGGCTTCATGGCACGTAAGTTTGGTAAAGCGTTTGTTGACGTGGGTGCTATCCCGTTTAACCTCGGTGACACCACCATGAAATCTACGGCCCATGTTACTGCGTCCCTAGAGTTTATTCGGGCTAACCCTAAACTGTCCCTTCTGTCGGAAGCTGGTCGTGACTTTGTTGCTCGTCGTTCCAGCACGTTGTCCACCAACATGACAGCATCTGTTAAGTCTCGTGCTCAAGAGGGTCTGTGGAGTATCCCTACGCAGTGGCTCCCCTACTTCTTCCGTTCCTTCGAACAAGTATTTGTTGGCCGTGATCTTACGAAGATGGAACGAGCTAAGCTTGGATTTATGTTGCTGCCGTTCTACGGTATGACTGGCCTTGGCTTGGGCTGGGCTGCTGACCAAACGGCAGAGTTCTTTGGGTGGGACCCTGAAAGTGACGTAGACCAAGCGAAGTACATTACGCTTAAGTACGGCTTTCTTGATGGATTCCTTAACTACTTCACCCCGTTTGATGTAGCCCTCGGGGAACGTATGGCACCCATTCAGTCTGTCTTCGACATTTATGACAAGTTTACAGAAGAGAACGTAGCGTCCGCTCTTGCTGGCCCATCTGGGAATATTGCTTATACCTCGGTTGAGGCAATGTTTAATATTGTATCTAACCTGAAAAACGGCTATACTACAACTCTGTCGGAAGATACGATGCGTATCCTTCGCACCTTCTCTGGTGTGAACAACGTGTCTAAAGCTGTCGGTATTCTCCAAGACGAGATGTACCGTAACCGCAAGGGCCTACGTGTTCCCGTAGAGATGGATGCGACAGATGCTCTTATCTCTTTCCTTGGTTTCACACCTATTGAGGTTGTCGAACTCTACGGTCGCATTGGTCAGTCTATCGACCTTCGTGCTAGCCAAAAGAAACTAGAGAAGCAATTCAGGGAGCGTAGTGATCTTGCTTGGTCTATCTACGCTACAGACCCTGAACGTGCCTCCCAAATCCTTAAAGAATCTAGGGACGTTATTTCGAAGATGCCTCTTACCTATGACCGTAAACTCCAACTTCTTCGACTACTGCGCCCTAGCGTTACAAGCTACAAAGATACCGTTCAGGTTCTTATCGACAATGACCGTAAAGCCGCTGCTTCGTGGGCAGAATCTATCCTCGGCAAAGGAGAATAACTATGGCTGATGCTTTCGCCCCTAAACTTTCCAGCAGCGAAGTTCGCTTTAACCAACCTGTAGAGAACCAAAGCGCCTCAACCCTTATCGGTGGGGCAAGCGACTTTCTTAGAAGCTTCGTGTCTGGTCGTCCAGAGGCTCCTGCTAAAGGCCCTATGGGCACCGCAGGAAACCCTGACGTAGCTTTGGCTCAGTATACGACAGACTTGCAGGACTTGTACGACAAACGTGATACGACAGGGGATACTGCTTTTCAAGTCGAACTCGGTAAACTTAACACTCGTTACGCCAAACAAGGTATTGACATCTCTGGTGCAGCTTTCAAGACTGTACGTACATCTATTACTGGTATGCCGGAAGAGGTGTCTACGATCAGCCCTACGCAGCAGGTGCTTAACGACCTGAATAAAACCCCTGAGGGTCAGGCTAGGCTTGTAGTTGCAGACGCTCAGTTCCGAGCGGAGAACGACGGACAGTCTCCTACCCAAGATGAGCTTGTAACGTTTATCGTAGCGGAACAGACTAATAAGGAAGTCCTTGACCAACTTAAGATCAGGAATGAGCTTGAGTATGCTGCGGCTGCACCTCAGCTTCAACTTCAAGTTTCTAACCTTGCTAAGCAGTTTAACGCTTCTCTGACGGTCCTAGAGGAGAACGGCCTTCGTGTCGATGATCCTGCCCTCCTACAAGAGAGTTATCTTCGGTATCAGGCTGAACGTACTCGTGTCGTTAACAAGATTCCGTTGGGTATTCCTGACCGGGACCAGAAGATCAAAGACCTCTTCCAAGTCACCGACCAATTTTTCTCTGATCTTGGTATTGACCAAGGTGAGTTCAAGCGTATGTCTAAGGACCAGTTGGACCTTAAGCGTAAGGCTATGGTTGCCGTAGAGATGTTGAACGCTAAGGGTGACGCAGCTAGTGCTATGCTGGCTACAGGGATTTTCAGTCGTAACTTTGAGATGACCCCTGACCAACAAGACCTTGTTATTATGGCCCTTGGGGAGGATGCTCTGGTTAACACGACTGTTCCGGGGTGGATCACCGACGCAGGTATCGTTATTTCTAACGACATGATTACTGTTGCCCAGCAGCTTACCACGGTTGGTGCCCAGACCTTGCGTACTGCCGCTGGTGCCGAAGAGGCTCTTACTAACCTTGTCGGTCAAGAGTCGGCAGACCTGTGGGCTTCTCTGTCGTCTGAGAAAGCTTGGAAAGACCTTACGACAAATAGTGGTGTCTTCAAAGGTTTTGACCGTAACGCAATCCTTACTGGTGAAGTCCCCTCGGATATCCCCTACCAGTTCGCCTTCAAGCTGTCGATGGCTCTTAAGACTATTGACTTTGAGAATGAAGCTGTGTCGTTTGGTGGCCTACGTGGTGCAGTAGATGCCAATCTCCCCGGTGTGCTGGACGCTCTTGAAGCCCGTGACCCTGAGAAGGGACAAGCTGCACGTAGTCTCGTTTGGTTGTCCACGGGTAAGGCTGCTCGTCAGTATGAAGCTCAGATCACCTCGGAAGAACAGCGTTTGGGTATGGTCTTTAATCCTACCACCCGTAAATACTCGGTAGATTTCGCCAGTATAATTCCCGATAGTGTTTTCAGGCAAGAAGCCCAGAAGGCTATTAACGAGCAGTATGGTGGCGACATCATTCGAGCGGTAGACGATAAGTTCGCTAAACTCAAGGGTGTGAATATTACCGTAGAGGGTGGAGGAGGTAGGGCAAATGTCCTTCTCACCTCAATCCTTACCGATACGCTTCCTCCTATCGATGAAATGAAGCGTGTGCTTGACCTACGTAACTCTGCCGTTTACCTCGACTCTCTGTCACGTAAGATTGAACCCGAGGATGCACGTATTGCACGTGAAGTCCTTGGTCAAGACATTATGGAAGTAACTGCGGCAGAAACCCTTGGTGCTGGTGCTATCGAAGCTATTGCTAATGCTCCACTCCCCGGTGAGATTACGACACAGACTCTTGGTGCAGGTAACGACAGCCTCGGTGGTGGTGCAGGAAGTGACATCCTTAATAACATTGGAGATGCCTTGGGTCTCGACTTCTCTACCCTTGAGGCTGAGAACGGTTTGCCTCAGGGTTATCTTGAGCGCACTGCCTTTATTGAATCCAGAGGTAACCCTAGTGCCAAGAACCCTAAATCTTCGGCAGGAGGTCTCTTCCAGTTTATCGACAGCACAGCTAAGCAGTATGGTGTTAGGGACAAGTTTAATCCCGTTCAGGCTACCGATGGTGCAGTAGACCTTGCTGTCGATAACATGCGTATCCTGACGGCAGCTTTGGGTCGTGAACCTACTGCCGCTGAACTCTACCTCGCGCATCAGCAGGGTGGTGAAGGTGCTCGTAGGCTCTTGAGTAATCCTAACGCTAAGGCTGTCGATATTGTTGGGGCTGAAGCTGTACGTCTTAATGGTGGAAACATCAATATGACTGCTAATGAGTTCGCTAGTCTCTGGTTGGATAAGTTTAACAACACCAAGACTACCGCCCCTACCGCTGGCACTCCGGCTAATGCTAATGCTGTCGCTAGCCGCTCAGGAGAGGCCGTACGACGTGCTGTTAGCCCTTCGGCAGGCCCAGCTAGCGTAGACGTAAACCTGTCCTCTGGTACCTCTCCTACGGCCCCTATGGAGGCTGCTACGGCTGCTCTTCCCGAGGCTATCCCTACGGAAGCTGCTACGGGTACTCAAGGTGTAAGTGAGCTTAGCCCTGCTATCGCTATCGACCAAGATGTACAGGCATTCATTCAGGAGATCGCTGGTGACCCTGACAAGACCTACGCATCTGAGAGTGAGTTCATTGCGGCTCAGGAAGCTGGGGAACTTGAGGCAGGAGATACTGTCGTCGTCGATGGCTCTGTTTATGTGGTCCGTAAGAATGGTTCAGTCCGTAGGCTCGGTACCGTTAACGCTTAAGCTCATAGGGGAATGAAATGGACGCAGAAGCCATTCAAAAGGAAATCGCTGAGATGGATAAACGTTTGGCTCTCCTTGAGCAGAAAGTGGATCAGATCGACAGGAACGTATCTAGTATCAACACTAGCCTGTCGAAGATTCTTTGGATTGTTGGTGGTGGCTTTATCGCGTCAATCGTAGCATGGGTGGTACGTGGTGGATTGGGTTCTTAATATCTTCCGTAAGAAAGCTGTGTGGATGAAGGTTCATAACATCGACATCATTAAGAAGCATGAGGGCCTCCGTCTGGAAGCCTACTTGCCCACACCTAATGACGTATGGACCATTGGCTACGGTCACACCCATACGACAAAGCAGGGTATGAAGATCACTGCGGGGCAGGCTGAGTCTCTTCTGCGTAAGGATATCCTCTGGGTCGAGAAGGCTGTTAACAAGCTTGTTGTCGTCCCCCTCACGCAGAACCAGTTTGATGCTCTGTCGTCCCTTGTGTTTAACATTGGGGAAAAGGCGTTTGGGTCCAGCACTCTCCTACGCCTCCTTAACTCTGGTGACTATGAGGGTGCAGCTAACCAGTTCCTTCGGTGGAACAAGCAGAAGGGTAGGGTTCTCAATGGCCTTACTAAACGTAGGCAAGAAGAACGACAACTATTCCTCAAGAAGGGCTAATCCAAATGGACAATGAAACCAAGAACATCCTTACGTCGAAGACCTTTTGGGTCAACCTCCTGACTATTGGTGTCATCATTGCAAACCGTAAGGGTAAGGTTATCGACCCTATGCTGATCGAACCTGTAGTGATTGTGATCCTTCCCTTCGTGAACATTCTGCTCCGTACCATTACGAGCACACCCGTCAAGGTTCTGCCAAAATGATCTTCTGGTCCTTTTTAACGACGAGATTGGGTAAGATTCTATCCTCTATCCTTTTTGTCGTTAGCACAGTAGCTGCTGTCTTTATGGCTGGTAGGCGTGATGCCAAGAAGGATCAAGAAGTAGAAGACCTCAAGGAATACAAAGAGACTAAGGAAAAGATAGATGAGACTCCTGTTAATACCACTCGTGATGATGCCATTGCTCGGCTGCGTAAAAACAACCAACTCCGCTGAGGCAGTCTGCTCTATTCCTTTGCCTACGGTATCTTTGGACGACACAGATATCACCATCATTCAAGTAGACAACTTTTCTGCTAAGTTCAGATCAGCCTGTGGGAGGTAATCATGGCTAAGGGTCTCTACGCTAACATTAACGCTAAGCGTAAGCGTATCGCTGAGGGTTCTGGTGAGAAGATGCGTAAGCCGGGTACTAAAGGTGCCCCTACGGCTAAGGCGTTCAAAGAATCCGCTAAGACTGCAAGGAAGAAGTAATCACTATGGCTAAAGACCCTCGCCTTGACAGAGTAGGTGTTTCAGGCTACAATAAGCCCAAGCGTACCCCTACGCACCCTACTAAGTCTCATGTTGTCGTTGCCAAAGAAGGTGACACCGTTAAGACTATTCGCTTTGGTCAACAGGGCGTATCAGGGGACAAAGAGCCTACTGCTCGACAGAAATCCTTTAAGGCTCGTCACGCAAAGAACATCGCCAAAGGTAAGATGAGTGCAGCTTACTGGGCAGACAAGGTGAAGTGGTAATATGCCTAGCTCCAAGAATTACGACAGAGATTATAAGCGTGAGTACGAGGTGAGCCACTCCTCTCCTGAGGCTAAGAAGAAACGAGCGCAGAATAACGCTGCACGTAGGAAGATGGAGAAGGCTGGTAAGGTGTCCAAGGGTGACGGTAAAGACGTAGCGCACTCTAACGACAGAACAAGCGACAACAAGATGTCGAACCTTAAAGCTCAGTCACCCTCTAAGAACCGATCCTTTAAGCGTAACACTAGTGCGGGTAGGAAGACGTAATGGCTCTAACGACACAAAACACTAATCAACTCACAAGGAAGAAAGTAATGGCTAAGAAACCAATGAAAGCTGCCCCCAAGTTCACCCCCTGCAAGGGTTGCCCTACGCCTGCTAAGTGCAAAGCCATGGGTTCGTGCATGAAGAAGGCTAAGTAACGTGCCCCTTAAGAAGGGTTCTAGCCCAAAGACTATCTCTGCTAACATCAAGACTGAGATGAAGGCAGGTAAACCCCAGAAGCAGGCCGTAGCGATTGCTCTTAGCTCTGCTCGTAAACCAAAGAAGAAAGGTTAAGACTACCATGATGATGAAGATTAAAGCTAAAGCCACTGGTAAAGCTGGTGCTGGTGCTAAGGCTTCGGCTAAGGCTCCTATGAACAAGATGGCAGCTAAACCTGCTAAGAAGGCTAAGACCTACGGCAAGTGATCTACGCCATACTATAGAATGACTTAAGGGGAGCTTTTGGCTCCCCTTTTGTTTTACTTACCATCAAGCTCTTGGATCAGACGCTCTAGGTACCACACGGCCTTCTTGAGGTCTTCCACTGGCTTACCCTTGTGACGCCAACGGTGCATGTATTTCTTAGCATTTCCCTCAAGATATCCCGTGAAGGCTTCCCATGGGAGATTGTCTTTGAGGTATACGATACATTCGATGTTGCCTACGTTATAGTGAGCAGGCTTCTCTACCATATCGTTGATAACGATCCCTTTGTCGTTCATCGTATAGTCTACCTCCCATTTAGCCATTAGAGATTCTCCTTATAGAAAGCTTCGAG